TTACTTATTAACTTTACAAAGAGAACTAGGAGAACTATTTGGTGTTCCTCTGTTTATGAATGATGGTAATGGCAATATGATTCACGGCGGTGAATTAAACGAATACGGATTACAAACAGCATACTCACTATTAGGTGTAACTAATAGAGTATATGTTGCAAGAGCAGATATTGACCTTGCAAAATTAGAAGCAAGTGCTACTCCTCCAGGCGGAGAACCTGCAGATAATACATATTGGTTTGATGTAGAATCAACAGATTTTGGTATTACAGAGTGGAACGGTGCATCTGTAAGAGTTGTAGGCGGACAATCATTTACAACAAAAACTCCTATTGTATTAACTCCTAGCGATGTAGCAAGAACTACAGGCGAAAGCTTAACTGCACCAGGCGCTCCTAAAAAGTCAGTAGGACAAGTTGGCGATTATGCTGTTGTTGCAATTACAACATTAAACAGACTTTATTACAAGTCGCCAGGATACGGTGCAAGTATTGCAGCAAAAGAGTCAAATACTGGTACTTGGGTAGAAGTAGGATCTAATAATTGGAAAGGTAGTTGGCCGACACTAAGAAGTGAAATTGCTAGCACGACAACCTTTGATCCAACAAACACATTTATTATCGACGGAACAACTGTTACTAGAATAGGTACAAACGTTCTTACACTAGCACAAGAAATTAACGGAGAGGAAATTTCCGGAGTAAGTGCAAATGTAGTTGATGGCGAATTAGAAATTTATACAACAAATGATTCTATGACAATCAGTGGATCAGCAATGAGCGAGTTTGGTATTACAGCAGGAACATATTATTCACCTGCACTACAAGTATCGCCACATACTGATGTTCCTGAATTTAAGTCAGGAGATACTGCTCCAAAACCGACTGGTTCAATTTGGTACAAGACTACAGAACCAAACGGCGGAATGGACTATAGAATTAAGCAGTATAATGAAGATACACAGCTTTGGGGAACAATTTCGACACCGGTATATCAAACAAGTGCAGAAGCATTATACGAGTTAGACAGAACAGGTGGCGGCGAAAACTTAAGAATTGGCGAACTTTATGTAAAGACAAATGTTGAAGAAGTTACAGAACCAAACATTGCTAACTTTAAATTCTTTAAAAGAAACCTTAATGGTGCAACAATTGCTTCAAGCGAAAAAATCACAGGAACAACATTAGGTGCAGGCAGCTTTAAAATTGCGTTTGCAGAAACTAAAGTTAATAGTAGTGAATTTGCAGCACCAAAAGTTGCTACTGTAACAATTACTAATCCAGCAACATCAGGAGTAGCTGATGACGTTGCAGGCGCAATTAATAGTGCAGGATTAACAAATGTTACAGCAGAAATTAACGCACAAAACAGAATTTTACTAAAACATGCAACAGGCGGAGATGTTATTGTTTATGATATCGACGGATTACTTGCAGACTTAGGATATGCAGTATATGATGCCGATGATGCTACAACAACTGCAAACTTCTATGCAGCACCAGCACAAGTTACAGCTGATGCTGTAACTACAGTGTCAGCTGTAGATGGAGATGTATCAGCAATAGATGGTACATACTTACTGTCAAATTGGAAAGTACTAGATTATACACCATCACCTGATGCACCAACTTCATTGACTGCTGACGGAGAACTATGGTATAGTTCAATCATCGACGAAGTAGATATCATGGTACATGATGGACCTACTAATGGCTGGCAAGGTTATCTAAATGTATATCCAGATACATCGCCAGCTGGCCCAATTGTTAGTGCTACACAGCCTATACAACAGTCAGACGGTAGTGCTTTAGTTGATAACGATCTATGGATTGATACATCAGATTTAGACAACTATCCAACAATTTATCGTTATAGTGTTACACTTGCTACATGGGTACTACTTGATACAACAGACCAAACTTCTGAAAACGGTGTTCTATTTGACGAAGCTCGTTGGGGAACAGCAGGAAGTGATATTGATGCAGCAGACATTGAAGATCTATTAGTAAGTAACTATTTGGATCCAGATGCTCCAGATCCAGCACTATATCCGAGAGGCATGTTGTTATGGAATCTACGTAGAAGCGGATTTAATGTTAAGCGTTTTGAGCGTAACTGGATCGATACAACAGACGACAACATTCGTAATAACGATGAATCAATGGACGGTTATTATCCACATCGTTGGGTTACTGAATCAGGTAACAATGAAGATGGTTCAGGTACATTTGGACGTTTTGCACAACGTAAGGCAGTTGTACAAAAACTACAAGCTATGGTTAATAGTAACTTAGATATTCGAGACGAAGAACTAATTAGATTTAACTTAATGGCAACACCTGGATATCCTGAGCTAATTGGCGAAATGATTGATCTTAACTACACACGCAGACTAACAGGGTTTGTTGTAGGAGATACACCATTTAGATTAACACCAGATGCAACTACATTACAAGAATGGGCATCAAATGCTAATCTTGCTGTAGAAGATAACGAAAATGGTGCTCCAAGTAGAGATGAATATATGGCAATGTATTATCCATCAGGATTTACAAGCGATAATTTAGGCAACAACATTGTTGTTCCTCCGAGTCACATGGCACTTAGAACAATCATACTAAGTGATCAAGTTAGCTATCCATGGTTTGCACCTGCAGGTACAAGACGCGGCGGAGTTACTAATTCAACAGCAACAGGTTACGTTACAGCAGAAGGCGAATTTAGAAGTATTTCGCTTAACACTGGACAGCGTGACACGATGTATTTGAATAATATTAACCCTATATCGTTTATTGCAGGATCTGGTATTACAGTATTTGGACAGAAGACTCGTGCAAGAAATGCAAGTGCGCTAGACAGAATTAATGTTGTAAGACTTGTAATTTACATGAGAACACAGCTGGAACAACTTGCAAGACCATACTTGTTTGAGCCAAATGATAAGATCACAAGAGATCAAATCAAACAGGCAGCAGAAGGCTTCTTGTTAGAGTTAGCAAGTTTAAGAGCACTTTATGACTATGTTGTAGTGTGCGACGAATCAAACAATACGCCTACAAGAATTGATAGAAATGAACTTTGGATTGATATTGCTATTGAGCCAGTTAAAGCTATTGAATTCATTTATATTCCATTGAGAATTAAAAACACAGGCGAGATAGCTGAGTTAGGAGCTTAATCATCAAAAATATGGGGGGTAGAAAAATACCCCCCAATGATGATAAATACTATTAGAGAGGATATCAAATGCCAATTAATTCACTAAAAAATATTTCGGTTCCTGTTAATGACGGACAGAAAAACGCTACGCTGTTGATGCCAAAACTACAATATCGTTTTAGAACGGTATTATCAAACTTTGGTAATTCAACAGACTTAACAGAACTGACAAAACAAACAGTTGATGTAACAAGACCAAATTTAACATTTGAACAAATTACAATCGACGCTTACAACTCAAGAAGTTATCTTGCTGGTAAGCACACATGGGAACCTGTTACACTAACATTACGTGAAGATGTTAATAACAGAGTACAACGTCTAGTTGGCGAACAGTTGCAGAAACAATATGATTTTTACGAACAAGCATCGGCAGCATCAGGCGGCAGCTACAAGTTCCAGATGTCTATCGAAGTACTCGATGGCGGCAATGGTCAGTTTGACACTAATGTGTTAGATAGAATTAACTTAGTAGGGTGCTATATTGAATCAGCAAACTATAATTCGCTATCATATTCAACAAATGATCCAGTAACAATTACATTATCAATTCGTTACGATAACGCAATTCAAACTGAAGAGGATGGCGTAACTAGAACAGCCGGACTAGGTACTAGTGTAGGTAGAAGTACTGCAAGTACTACAATTAATACTTCAGAAGGTCCAACTCCTGAATAATAATTAGTTTGGCGTTTGAACAAAAAATAGGGGTTTGTCCCCTATTTTTTTGTGGCCGATTTTTACTGATAAATAATATATAGGAGAGTACCATGGCAGATACAACAATGCGAGATTATCAACACGCTCATAGATTATATACGCAACAGCGTATGAATTTTTCGCCAAAAGTAAAATGGTTATACCATTGTGTATTTGAACTTACAACAGCAGCAAGAGAACATGCTAAAATTTCCGTACAAGAAGAACCGTTAGTGAATGTGCTTGTAAAAAGTGTAGATTTGCCTAGTTATTCTGCTAGTATTGAAACTAGACAACAGTATAATAGGAAGAAAAATATTCAAACAAGAATAGATTACGATCCTATAACTATTAAGTGGCACGACGATAATGCTGGTGTTACAATGAGCCTGTTACAAGAATATTATACATACTATTTTAAAGACGGTAATTATAATAATGGTTCGGGCAGTGCGTTAGGACAAACATATGGTCCTAGAGACAAATATAAAGACACAGTTCCTAGCTATGGATTAGACAACGGAACACTTATACCATTTTTTAAAGAAATTAAAATCTTTCAAATGAGTAGAAATAAATGGAACAGTTTTACACTTATTAATCCTATTGTTGAAAGATTCCAACACGATACAATGGATTCTTCTGACGGAACTGGCATAGCTGAAAATACTATGACAATAATGTACGAAGGTGTAATATACGATCATGGAGAAATTGAACTAGGAGAAAACGGAGATCCTAAAACATTTGGATCATCTCGCACAGGTTACGATGTTACACCGAGCCCACTAGGAACTCAAGATCTTTATCCTAATCAGCAATCTAATTATGTATTAGAAAACCAAGCAACTCCTGGTTTTGTACCATCTGTTTCTATGTCACAAAATCCATTTAGTATTCCTGGTCAAGGCCAAATACAAAATAATAATATTTTTAGTCCTGGTGGCCTTGCTGGATTATTGTTTCCGGGATTATCTCAAGGACAAGAAGCAACATCACAGCAAACATCTTCAAGGATACGTGACGGCAGTGATGTAGTAGGAATATTATTGAATAACAAAAGTTTAACAAATAGTGTTGTTAGACAAATTGTAGGAACAGGAAATGCAACAAATCTAGGAGTTAATTCAATAACAGAATATAACTCGTTAGAAGATGTTGCTAAAGACGCAATTACAAGCTCGTTATTGGATTCTATTGGTCTAGGAAATAATAGACAACTAGTAAATCTTGCTAGTTTAGTATTAGACTCAGTTGCTGAACCTAGAAAAATAACTAAAACTGCTTCGGAACCTAATCTTACCGGACTTAGAGTACAGAGTGCAGCACAAGCACAAGACCTTGTAAATAGATTACAAGACTTGGGAACAACAACTGATCAATCTAAAGCATTTTTAGCTGCTGAAACAGCTAATGTTCCCGGACTAGGTGTAGCAACTGAACAAGATATATTAGACTCTAACTTGTCTCCAACACAAAAAAGAAACGCTGTGCTTAAAATACAAGCACAACGAAAACAATATAATCAAAATTATACATAAGGATTTATTATGTCAAATCTCCCAAAAAATACTCCTTCAGACAGTGCAGATAGAGTTAGAAAATTTTTTAATACATACAATCAAGCATCGTTATCGTATAAGTCAAATGAAGTAGATGCAGTTATCGGGTATTTCTTAAAAAGAGGCTTCAGCGAAGTTAGTGCAATTAATACTGCCGGTGTTTTATTAGAACAAGCTAAAAGAGATAATATTAATGTACAAAAACTTATTGATACATTGGACGGTTTAACCGATGTAAAGTTGAACAACGCAGTGGGTACTATTTTAAATATTAATAGACCTAAAATAAGTCAATTAGGATACAAAACTGAATTTAGCGGATTACAACTAGAGCAACGCAATATAATGTCATGAGTCGAAAATATGCATCAGGTAAATTTACTTTAAAAAATCCAGAAAAATATGTAGGTAAAAAACATCCTACATATAGGTCAGGATGGGAATTTACTTTTATGAAATTCTGCGACGAACATCCTGCAATAGCACAGTGGGCAAGCGAAGCAATACGTATTCCGTATCGTAATCCGTTAAGCGGCAAACAAACTATATATGTGCCTGATTTCTTTATTGTATATAACGATCAAAAAGGCAGTCAGCGTGTAGAACTTATAGAAGTAAAACCTAAAAATCAAGCTGTAAAAGAAAAGTTGGGCAAATCAAAACATAATCAAGCCCATTATATTATAAATCAAGCCAAGTGGGAAGCTGCTAGGGCATGGTGTAAGCAAAATAAAATAACATTTAGAATTGTTACAGAAGATGATATTTTCCATAATGGTACAAGACGATAAATAATAGTAGCATATAATGGAAAGTTAAAATGACTAGAAAATTAGAAGACTTGTTAAATTTGCCTGAGTCTAAAGAACTAATAGATAATGCAGAACAACAAGAAGAAGAACAAAAACAATACGAAATTGAACAAGCAGAAACACTGCGAGATATGGCAGAGTTTGACAAAATAACCGCTGCACTACCTCAAGTCAAAGGCCTAGGCGAAATGGCCGATAAAGAGTTAAATGAAGTTGCAGACAAAGCTATGAGTGCATACGAAGATTTAATGGACTTAGGTATGAATGTCGAAAGTCGCTATAGCGGTAGAGTTTTTGAAGTTGCAGGCGGAATGCTTAAAACTAGTTTAGATGCTAAAGTTGCTAAACTAGATAAAAAGCTTAAAATGGTTGAACTACAACTTAAAAAAGAAAAACAAGACAAAGACTTAAAGCCCCAAGGCGATGGTATGATCGAAGGCGAAGGGTATGTTGTCACAGACCGGAATAGCCTACTAGAGCGCCTTAAAGGTCTCGATAAAGATAAATAATATATAAGATATAAGGTCATTGCGCAATGAGATCATTTAAAGATATACTAACAGAATCTAAAAAAGTCTATCCTTTTAAAATAGGAGTAGCTGGTGATTTACCAGAAGGCTGCGAAGAAAGTATTAAGACTTGCTTGAAAAAATTTGAAGTCGGTAATATTACATCAGGAAAGAAAACACCAATACAAGAACGTCCATTAGATTTTCCACAGTTGCAAAACATGGAAGTTACTTATTGGGAAGTAGATTTACAGTATCCTACAACTAGTCAAATACTACAAGAATATATCGGTAAATGTTGCAGTATTGATCAAAGTCATATTATTGTGCGTGGCGCAAACGATCCAAGAGAAGAATATCAAGAAACAAAAGACGATACCCCATACGAAACAATGTTAGATAAAGAAGACATGGGCGGAGAGTCAGCACAAGAAGATGTTGCCGGTGCAAGAGTAATGAGTCTTTTAAAAGAGCTTGAAACTGCTCGTAAAGAAAGAGATAACGATCCTATGGATGGCGCACCTGTAGGCGAATCAAAAGACATTGACGATAGTGAAAATGCAAAATCACCGATAGGGAGTTAATCATGAATATGAAAGATATGATCCAGCGTATGACGGATCTAGAAAACGAAGCAAAACAGCAACTAAATGAATCAGAGCAATTAGCAGAGTGCCCGCCAGAAATAGATGAAGGCCCTGATATGGCTCCACAAATGGCTCCACAAATGGATCAAGGTAATCCAGTAACAATGAATATTAATCTGAATGCTTCGGGTAAAGAACATGTTGCTGATTTAATCGATATGATGAAAAATGCAGGATTAGGTGACGCAAAACCAGCATCTGATGCAATGATGCCAGTGCGTCAAGATATGGAACGTTTGTCAGCAATGATGGACGAACCAGGCGACGAAGATCCAAACGAAGAATTAGAACCTGTAGAAGACGAAGTTGAAGAATACGCTAATTCGCCTGACGGTGTTGAAGGCGATCCAGAATATTCAGATCACGAACTAATGACTAAAGATTTAAGCGGTGGTATTAACCGTGAAAAGAAAGCGTATGCTGCTGCACAAGATGGCGACAATGCAATGGCTGTAGAAGCTATCAAAGCACAGCTAATGGCAGCGTTACAAGAAAAGAAAAAGCCAGACACAAACAAGAATGGCATTCCAGATTATGCGGAAGATGGCAAAGGCAAGAATGACCTAGCAAAAGGTAAAAAAGGTAG